TGACATGGATCAGTTGTTGTTTTATTTACCCCTTTCAGGATCAACATTTAAAAAAGTTTACTATGACGAAACGAGGCAACGAGCGGTGTCCAGGTTCATACCTGCGCAGGATCTGGTTGTTTCTTATATGGCGTCGGACTTACAGACAGCGGCTCGTGTTACGCATGTCTTGCGTATGGATGCTAACGAAGTTCGTAAGATGCAGGTTTCGGGTTTTTACCGAGACATTGAATTATCTAAGTATGAGTCCGAAGACAACGAAGTACGTCAGAAGATTAACGAAATTCAAGGAACATCCAAGACGTATGCGGACGAAGTGTTCACCGTTCTTGAGATGCACGTTGACCTCGACCTTGAGGGCTTTGAGGACATGACTCCTATGGGGGAACCGTCTGGAATAGCTCTACCATACATTGTTACGATGGATGAGGGTTCAGGAAATATTTTAGCTATACGTCGTAACTTTGAAGAGGATTCGGGTATAGCTAAGAAGACACAGTATTTTGTTCATTACAAGTTTATGCCTGGACTAGGCTTTTACGGTTTTGGCGTAATACATATGATTGGTGGTCTTGGCCGTGCGGCTACGAGTATCTTACGTCAGTTAATTGATGCAGGTACTTTAGCCAACCTCCCGGCAGGGTTTAAGGCCAGGGGTGTACGGGTTCGTAACGATGACGAGCCTTTGCAACCGGGTGAGTGGCGGGACATAGATGCGCCGGGCGGAAACATACGGGACGCTATTATCCCGTTACCATACAAGGAACCATCGGCTACTTTAGCACAGTTGCTAGGAGCCCTTGTGGACGGCGGCAGGAGATTCATTTCCCTTGCTGACCAGCAGACAGGAGACGGAAACACTTCCGCCCCTGTAGGCACGACTGTGGCGCTCTTAGAGCGTGGCATGAAAGTTATGTCTGCAATACATAAGCGCCTGCATTACGCACAGAAGACAGAGTTCCGTATTCTGGCTCGTATATTTAAAAACAACCTACCTAAAGAGTATCCATATGATGTGGCGGGTGGGAGCCGAACGATTTTTGTAGAAGACTTTGACAACCGTGTTGATGTTATTCCAGTCAGTGATCCTAACATATTCTCCATGGCGCAACGAGTTACTTTGGCTCAGACGCAGTTGCAGTTGGCGCAGTCTAATCCTCAGATTCATAACCTGCATGCAGCATACAGAAGAATGTATCAGGCTCTTGAGGTACAGAATATTGAAGAAGTATTGCCTGCTCCTCCCGAGCCTAAGCCGTTAGACCCTGCAATTGAGAATGCCCGTGGTTTGATGGGAGAAATCCTGACTACATTCCCTGAGCAGGATCACGACGTGCATATCCGCATACACCTTATGTTTATGAAGACTCCTCTGGTTATGACTTCTCCTCAGTCTATGGGTACGTTTTACGCCCACATACAGGAGCATGTTTCACAGAAAGCTCGTAAGATGGTTATGCAAGAGATCGAAGCTATTTTGAAGAAAGCTCAAGAAGCGATGGCGAGTGGAACGTTAGATCCACAGGCGGGGCAACAAGAGATAATGCAGGTTCAACAGAACATGCAAGACCCTGCTCAGATCGAGCAGATGATCTCAATTCAAATGGAAAAAGTACTAGAAGAAATAATGCCACAGATGATGCCTCAAGGGAACAGTCCTATGGATGATCCTCTGGTGCAAATCCGTATGCAGGAGCTTGCATTAAAAGAGAAAGATTTGGTTCGTAAGACTGAAGAAGACCAAGGACAGATGATGATTGAGTTACAGAGACTACAACAACGCTCTGCTTCAGATGCGGCTAGGATCGAGAGTCAAGAAGAAATTGCGGAAGAAAGAAACGTTGTAAATCGCGAACGCATTGACGTTCAACGAGATAAGATCCGGGGCAGCTAATGCCTCATAGGTTTGTCGTTAAGTTTTGATGGATCGTATAAATGGCTGTTTTAGAAACTATTGCGGCGGCTAACGCTGCGTATTCAATAATTAAGAAGTGTCTTGAGAACGGGCGCGAAGTTAAGGACATGGTGGGCCATGTTGGCAAGTTTCTCAACGCTGAGGACGAGCTTAAGGATGCCGTAAAGCGTAAGAAGAATAATCCCATCTCTGCTATTACTGGCGGGGCCGAAGGGGATTGGGAAGAGTTCCAGGCCCTTGAGAAGCTAAAAGAACAAAGAAAAGAACTAGAGTCTTGGTGTAGATTATACGGCCCGCCCGGCACATGGGACCGCTGGGTTCTTTGGCAGGCGGACGCTAGAAAGGCTAGAAGGGCCGCCTTGAAACAGAAACAAAAGGAACGCGAAGAGCTCATTGAAATGTTGATGATTTGCTTGGGGTGTTTCTTTGCTGTCTCTTCAATGGCCGCATTGATATATGTTGTAGGCAAATACATGGATAAATGGTAATGTTTTTCTTAATGTGGTTTTTGTATTCAAACAACGCCGTGGATGTCTATCAGTTAGGGCAGTTCAGGACGGACAAGGCTTGTGAGTCTGCAAAGTCCGAGGCAATGATTTTAATAACTAATAGTAAAACGAGAATACTTTGTTTTGAGGTTATACCAGAGTAGGAGAGTTTAAGTTATGAACACTAAACTAGATGATTGGAAGGTTTTACCGCGTCTAATGATGCTAGTAACCACCATTATGTATATACGCTGCCTAGAGTGGGCGATGTCACAGCCGGATTTGTCGGTATCTCAAGCGGGATTAATTTCAGTTGTAACGGGAGCTTTCACGGGAGCTTTTGGTATTTGGATGGGTAAAGAATCAACGACCACTGTGACGCAAAACAAGGTTGTACACGAAGAAAGGTATGACAAATGATACAGGCACTCATAGGGCCGATAGCGGAATTAGCTGGGGGCTGGTTGAAGGGCAAGGCATCCGCCCAAGCTGCAACCGCTAACTTGAAGTTGGTCGAGGCGGAAGCCAAAGCTACCATAATGAAGTCTGCCGCCACGTCAGAGGCTGACTGGGAACGTATCATGGCGCAGGGAACCCAGAGTTCTTGGAAAGATGAGTATCTGGTTTTACTTTTCTCGATCCCATTAATACTTGCATTCCTGCCGTTTGAGTGGGCAGATAAAGCTGTAGCTAATGGTTTTGCTGCACTCGACATGATGCCGGATTGGTACTCATATACACTAGGCGTGATTGTTGCTAGTAGTTTTGCCGTAAGATCGGCTACTAAGTTCTTTGGAGGTAAGAAATAATGACATACAAACTGGGCAAAGGAAGCTTGGCAAAGCTTGAAGGCATCGATGAGAGAATGATTGCCGTTGTTAAATATGCAATAGGCGTGACCAAGCAAGATTTCTCTGTGATCTGTGGGATGCGTACCATAGAAGAGCAAAAGGTTTTAGTCGCTAAGGGCGCAAGCCAGACAATGAAAAGCAAACACATCGACGGGTTGGCTGTTGATCTTATGGCGTATGTAGATGGTGCCAGGTGGGAGCTTAACCTTTATGACGAAATTGCTGATGCTATGGCAGAAGCTGCGCGTGAAGTAGATGTGCCTATCGTGTGGGGCGCGTCTTGGTCGGTCCCGAACATTGCTCAATACAGTGAGGGCAGTATGGAAGACGCAATGAATGGCTACATTGATTTGCGTAGATCACAAGGCCGGCGCCCATTTATTGACGGGCCTCATTTTCAACTCGAGGTTTAGGGCCTTCTGGCTATTGCCAAGCGCACAAATCTGTGTGTAATGTTAAGAGCACATGCAGTGAGTAGGCAGAAGGTGGGTTAATCACATCTGACGCTCAAGAAGAATATAAGGAAAACTTATAATGGATGTTGTCGACTGGGCGAGATACATGTATAAGAAACTTGAGGGGCGTCAGGATGACATATCTGCTGCCCTCGCAAGTGGTGCTGTTAAAGACTGGGAACAGTACAAAATGTCAGTGGGAGAGATACGGGGTCTTTCTTTCGCTCGAGAAGAAATCAAGGCCCTGCTGGAGAAAAACGTAGACGATGCAGAAGAAATTATATCTTCCTGACCACGTTGCGCAGAAAATGAATAAAGACAAGGAAACGGCTTCTGTCGATCCTAGTGCTTTAGACACTGCGTATGTAGACACCCAAGAGCGGGTGTTGGATCCTTCCCTTCTGGACAAATCTTTACTTGAACGTCTTCCGCAGCCGACAGGTTGGCGGCTATTAGTCATGCCGTACCAAGGCAAGTCTGTGATGAAAAGTGGTTTGCACATTCCAGATGAGGTTCGACAACGTGAGACAGTGGCTACAGTGGTAGCATATGTGATGAAACTTGGACCATTAGCTTACAAGGACTCAGACAAGTTTGGGGATTTACCTTGGTGCAAAGAAGGACAGTGGGTATGCATTGGTCGCTACTCTGGTTCTAGGTTTAAGATTGACGGCGGAGAAGTCCGTATTATCAATGATGACGAAGTAATAGCTACAATACTGGAGCCTGATGATGTCAAGCATGTCTGAAGAAAACGAAGAAGTTCTTGAGGAAGATACGGAGAAGCTTGAAGTTTCTATCGAAGATCCTGAGGAAACTGAAAGAAAAGCTAGTTCTAAGGGGTCTGACGATGAGTTAGACAGCTATAGTAAGAACGTTAAAAATCGAATTAAGAAGCTGACAGAAAAATATCGGCAAGAAGAGAGAGATCGTGAGGAGGCAGTAAAGCTGTCTCAGCACCTCCTTCAAGAGAACCAATCTCTAAAAGGCAGAGTACAAGCACTCGACTCCGGTTATCTTAACGAGTTTGGTAATCGCTTAACCTCACAAACTGAAACGGTTAAGCAGGCGTATAAAGATGCTTACGAGGCTGGGGACGCTGATAAGTTAGCAGAAGCAACTAATGCTATGTCGGCTCTTCAAATGCAGCAGCAGAAGTATCAAACAGCGAAACTTCATAATGATCGACAGCAGCAACAACAGCAGCAGCAGCAGCAGGCCCCGCAGCAACAGGCCCCGCAGCAGCAACAGCAGCAACAGGCCCCGCAACAACAACAACGGAGAGCGGACCCAAAAGCTGAAGCATGGGCTGAAAAAAAC